TCGCTTCGGCGGTGGGCGTTCTTCGATTTACTCTTTACTTTTACGCGCGTATGTGATATAAAATAAGAGCAGGGCAAGCGCGGGCGGCGCAAGCTCTGTTGGTTTGGTCTGCGGGTTCGTGGTGGTTCCCGCAGGTCTCAATTCGGTGCAGGAGTTTTATTTTTTTCTCCTGCGGCGGGGCGCTCGTCACTACGGTGGCGGGCGTCTTTCGCATTCACCGTAGCTCACCGTCACCTACCGTGCGCCATCGCGTCGGCTATGGGTCGGCTACGCATCGGCATATTCTCTCCAGCAGTTACACTTTTCCTATAATTACTGGAGAAAATACGGCACTCCCCCCTGGGTTTCAAAATCTAAAGTGACAGTTTGGATCGGCATTTTCGGATGCCGATTTTTAATTTTCAAATAATTTTTCGGCTTCGCCGAATAAAGATAGCGCCGGTTCCCCTCATCCCCTTGACATGGGTGTTATAATGCTCCGTTTCATAGGGGGTGTAAGAATCGATGGCGATCCGCAAGATTGATCTCATGCACAGGCAGTTTGGATTCAGCCCAGGTCACAAGTGCCAGTACTGCGATAACCTGATTGTGCAGCAGGCGAACCGCCGATACTACAAGTGCGAGGTGTACGGCGTGACAGACAGCGAAGCGAGCGACTGGCGTTTGTCCTACGATGCCTGCGGTATGTACAACAGGGTATACAACGGCAACCCGGTCATCCGCATGGTACGTCCGTGGCCTGTGCCTGAATCACCGCTTCCCGGACAGGAATCATTATTTAGAGAGGAGATAACCAATGAATGAGGTAGTACCCGATTGGCTGCACCGCGAGGACACCACAAGGGCGTCAGGCACGGCGCTCCCAAACACAATCATCGGCGTAGATAACGCAGAGTTGAGTGCGCTGCGCCGCACTGTCGATCTCCTGCAAGAAGAGAATCGAACACTCAAAGCCGAAAACGCCACGCTGCGAGAGAAGAGCATGACCAATTTTGATCGCCTGCAAGCGGCCAACACCCCAGAGGATGCCGCAAACTTAATCAACTACAATCTGTTCACGAGAGTCGTGAACATAAACTATGCGTCCGTCCTCAAATGGCTCAAATCGAGGGACTCATAATGACTGAGCAGGATAAAGAAATCCAAGAACTGCGCCAGAGGGTAAAAAAAATAGAGGGTCGGCTAAAAGCCGCCCTCTCTGATCTGGTGTATGTTCTCAATCAGCACAGCCTATGTGAGATTTGTGAGTATAGGGACGCAGACTGTGAGCCTGATGGTGGGAATTGCGTACCAAGGTATAGGGGGAACAATGTCGAAGACTAACCCAAGGCGCATACCGCGATCCCAGGCGGATGTAGACAAGGCGTTCCGTGACGGCGCTGCCATGACGATGGAGCTGATGATCTTCACGCTCGGCACAGACATGGATATGCCGGACGAGTGGCTTGATAAGTACCACGAGCGCTTCATGGCGCACCTCAAGGCGCTGAACGCCGGATACATCACCATTGATGATCTGCATAACACAACATACCAAGAGAAAGGATGGGAGACAGTATTAGCATGACCGACAAAGAACCAGATACCATTGAACTGTGGAACATGGCTGTGATAAACCCGAAGCGGTGGAAGCCTTGGTACACTGTGTTCTATGTGGACTGTCAGCAGTTCCTGTCGTTCAACGCTTTCGATAAATATGGCGTTAGGCCGTTCTGGATGCAGTTCTATGAAAGCGATAACGTAAAGTATGTCGGCATCATGTGCCGGGTCTGGAAGCGCCAGCTCGATGATTTTCTTGACTGCATGAACGATATGCAGCGCAATATGCTTATCTGCGGTTATACCGACTACGAGGAGTTCTGCCGGGAGCTGGAAAGCAAGATGGACGAGGAAGACGCCTATGAATGACAGAGAACTGCAAGCCGCAGCCGTCGGCATTATCACCTACTGCTCCATTTTACAGACAGGTGAGCCACCGAAACTTGACGAGGAAAACCAGATCATTGAAACCGCAGCCATTCTCGAAAATGAAATCCTCGAAGCGACTTTAGAAATCCTTTCCGAAGCAGAACTGGATGGCTTGGAACTGTACGAGGCGCAAGAATAAAATAAAAAGACCCGACCTCATGATTAGGCCGGGCCTTATTTTTTCCCCATATTTTTCCCCATATTGGGGTCTATTTGGAAAGTCGTTTGTGCAATATTTCAATTGTGCCAAATCTTTTCCCATATTTTCCCCATACGATAATTGACTATTTTTGACTATTTTTGACACTATCCATTGTATGTTTTGCCATATGCGAATAAATAGAAAAAACCCTGTAACCATTGAGATTACAGGGTTTTTTAAGTGGAGCTGGATGCGAGACTCGAACTCGCGACCTCATGATTACGAAGCGTGAGGTGCGACCGCCATACCCATTGATATCACTCACTTTTTCGGCACTTCTGAAATTTTCCCCATACCGTTCCCCATGCGATTTTCGTTGTTCAAAATGCCGACAGCCCGAATTGCGTCCGTTTTTCCGGTGTCCACATAGATGTTCGCAGTAGTGGTAATGTCTGCGTGACCCATCAAATACTTTGTCACTTCAATAGGAACTTCGGCCCGCTGCATATCTGTTCCAAAGGTATGGCGCAGGCAGTAGGTGACAATATCGGGAGACAGCTTATGCCCATTGCGCGGCTTCTTCGGATCATCAGGATCTGGGTATAACGGCGTACCGTCATACTTCAAATCGGACGGATCGTAGATATGTCCTCGCTTGTCGTGCTCCGCGCCCATCTCCAAATCCCAGGTCCGGGAGAACGACGCCCAATAGGATTTGAACGCCTGCCGCGTGAGCATACCCCCATCTTTCTTTGCAAAGAGAAATGCTGACTTGTCTTTCACTGAAACGTAATTCAGCAAGTCAGTCACTATAGCGTGGTCTTCCCTGTCGTTGATTACAGTATAGCGAATGCCGGACGCAGTTTTCGGCGTACTAATCTCCCTCGATCCTGTTTCCACTGCCTGCGTGATGTGGACGAGTTTCTGCTCAAGGTCAAGGTCTGCAACGCATACGGCTGCAAGTTCATTGGGTCTTATACCGGTGGCCATGAGAAATCGGAAAAGAAGACCGTGAGGATTTCTCTTTGCTGCCTTGAAGAATCCATCCTTTTCTTCTTCGGAAAGAGAACGCCTAGAGCCTTTCGCCGCCGCTGGAAGCGACAGACCCGCTGATGGATCATAAGTAATGATACGGTCTATACACGCCTGCCCGAACATCTTTTTGATTGTTATGTTCAACTTCGTCACCTGAGAAAAGGACATATCCTTATTTCCATTCAAAATCGCCTGAAGGTGAGTCGGAAGAACTTCCCTCATACGCAGCGTTCCGACCGCAGGAACAATGTAATTACGGACGAGCTGCTCGTAGGATTTATAGGTAGCTTCATTCATCGTGCCGCGCAGCTTCGGCTCACCCGGCTTGCGTACCCTTGGTTTGTTGTAGGTTTCAAGCCATGTGTTCGCCCAGTTGCGTACCGTCATGTCTGCGCCGATGCCGATGTCGCCGCGCTTGGCGGCATCTACCTTCTCTACGAGTTTTCGTCGAGCCTCTGCCCTGGTCTTGCCCCAGCCCTCGTATTGCTTCCCGTTATATACTTCCGTCTCGCGGACGTATTGGTATTTCTTTTCCTTTTTCATTTTTGAATAATAGTATCGTTTGACGATATAATGTAAATCATAAAGTTGACTTTGGATTTACCTAAATATCTTCAATGTCGGCAATAGGCTTATTGTTATAGAAGTCATCATCTTTAATGTGATTGACTTCATGGCAATAAGTCTTTTTTGCTTTCTGCATCTGACACATCAACCGTCTGTCCATAAGGATCGAGAATGTACCATCATCGTTTGGCGTTACACACCCTCCGTCTGTTCCGCTGTCATCGGGGAACGGCACCCAGTATACGAAATAATCTGCGCCGGGAATGTAGGTCAATCCTTATCGCCTCCAGTAATATCAGCCAGCCAGTCCGCAAATCGCAGAACCTGGGCTTCTGTCATGTTCTTCGTGGCAGACAGCAACGCCCTACGCCCAGGTTGGTTGCGCAACGCCTCAAGCGCTTCGGCTAATGCGTCTTCAGATGTCGTAACTTTAGAAACAACGTCTGGTTCGGTTTTGTTGCTTTCCGCCTTTTCGTACCCTAATAGTTCACCAATTGTCACACCAAAATGGTCTGCCAGCCTCGCCATTGTCGTTCCCCTTGGCATTGCACCTTTTGACCATCTGGTTACGGCTGATTTGTCCACCCCAATACTTCTCGCTACAGATGATGGCGTCTGCCCACTTGCATTGCAAAGTCTGATAAATTCGTCATAAAACATAAATAATCCCCCTTGGTTTTGTACACAACGCTGAAGTTGATTTTAACACACCTTAAAGGGTTGACTTTTTCGCACCGTTATGTTAGATTAAGCTCGTAAGTTTTGAAAAGCGCAACAAAAAACCAAGCCCCGGTAGATGCTACCCGTGCGATGTACAAATGATTTGTCTGGCGACATCATAATAACACACATAGGTAACAAATGCAACACCCAAAAGTGGGGAGTGGTGATTTTTGCGACACAAAATCAAGGAAGGAGGGAGGATATGCCGCCGGAAGAGTTGAAAAAGGCGGTCAAGCATCGGCTGATTGACCTGGGCATGACGCAGAGACAGCTCTGCAAAGAGATCACGGCTCGGACTGGGAGATACTGCGACAATGCGTCCATCAAGAGAGTATTGGACGGAACGACTAAGCGGTCGCCAATCCGCAAAGCCATCTGCGAGATCCTCGGTCTACCCGAAGAATAACACCACCAATGTCCGTTAAGACGGACTACGAAGAAAGGAGAAGTCCGTTGGACATTATCGTTGACCCGAGGTTCCGGGATAAGATTCCGAAACCGAGCGAAGAAGAGCGCCGCCGACTGGAAGAGAACATCCTCGCCGATGGTCTGGTTAGAGAACCGCTCGTACTCTGGAAAGGGACGAACATTCTGGTGGATGGCCACAACCGATGGGACATCATCCAGAAGCACCCGGAAATCCCCTACTCCACAATTGAGCGGGAGTTCGACAACGAGTGGGACGTGATTGCCTGGATATGCCGGAATCAACTCGGACGCCGGAACATCAGCAAGGTCGTGTACGACGAACTGATTGGCGCAGAACACGATGCCATCCAAATGTCAAACGGTGGTGATCGCAAGTCGGCTGACTTTCTTGCCCAAAAATCAGTTGGAGAAAACCTCCAACTGAAAAAAACGGAAACGAGAAAGTTTGTTGCCGAGGAGCACGGCATCACGGAGGGGGCTGTCAAGTCCGCCGTTGAATTTCATCGCGGCCTGGATGCCGCCGATGAGGTAGTCCCCGGTTTCAAGGATGAAATCCTATCCGGCAACACTCCGGCAAAAAAATCAGAAATTGCCAAGATGCGAAAGATGGAGCCGGAGCAGATTGCGGAGAAGGTCGAAGAGATCCGAAATCCCAAAAAGGTAACATTCCCATCAAACCCAAGAGGAAGCCGTGCTAAGAAACCTACCGAAGAAGAACTCGCCATTGAGGAAGCGGACAAACGCACAACCAATAAGAGCGCCGTTGTCGAGTACAGCATCGACGATCTGCTGGAAGAACTGCGAAATATGCACGATGAGTTCTTTGACAAATATCTGTTCGCTCTCGACATTCACCGGGATGTCGCAACGGATCATAGAGGAAAGACTCTCGCCTGCCTCAAAGAATTTGAAACCAGATGGAAAAATGAAGTGAAGGAGATATTCAAATGAAAGACGCCCGCGCATTCAGAACTGAGAACAAGAAAATCAACACGAAGTTCCTGTTCGTTGACGAACTCTATCAGCGCACCATCGACAGCCACCGGGTCAAGAAGATGGCCGAGGAGTATGACCCCAATCTGGTCAACCCCATCAAGGTCAGCTTCCGCGACGGAAAGTACTGGATTATTGACGGCCACCACACCGAGCGGATGCTCATCCTGCGGAACGGCAATCAGGATTTGCCTGTTGACTGCAAGGTCTTCTACGGCATGACCTGGCTGGACGAGGTCAACCTCTTCCTCGCGCAGAACGGCACACTCGCCAGAGCGGTGAATATCAACGACAAGCTCCGCGCCAAGATGAACGCCGGTGACCCGGATGTCAGCAACATGGTCAAGGGCGCTGCCAGAGTCGGTTTCGTGATTGACTTCAAGGGTAGCAAGGGTGACAACAAAATCGTTGCGCTGTCCACGCTGATGAAAGCCTACGCCGCCCTCACGCCGGAAGAGTACTCCGAATACCTGACTCTCATCAAGAAAACCTGGGGTGGCGCTTCCGACAGCCTCTCCCGCGAAATCCTTCAGGGGACGTTCATCTTCTACAAGACCTACAAGGGGCAGTTCAAGAATCAGAACTTCATCAACCGCCTCAAGAAGGTTTCCCCCTACGCCATCATCCGGGACGGCAGGGCATCCAATGCCCCCGGTGCTTCCAAGTATGCCCGCCAGATTCTCGGACACTACAACTACAACGCCAAAGACCGTCTGCCCGACCTTCTGTGAGGTTGGGCAGATGAAACCGAAGCCGCCCTGCTGGACAGACGGAGTTGATTGTCAAAACCGTCGAGTCGGCTGTCAGATAAGTTGCGAAAAGTATAAAGCGTTTCGCGCAGAAATAGACAGGATCAACGCCCAAAGGCTCAAAGAGTTAACTGGCTTTGAGTATGCAAATGAGGCAATCTGGAGAAAGCGCCAGATAAACAAACATACGGAATCTGGGAGACGGGCTTTGTCCCAAAAGTAAAACGATGCCGAGAGTTTCACTTAATCAAACATCGGTCCGGGAACGGCAGAGAATCCTGTACGAACGCTACGGCGGGGTTTTGTTCGT